TTGGATCGATTGGCATGGCTTAATTTCCTCCAATGTCACGGTTATCCGGCAAGTTGGAGCCGTAACTGCCGCCAGGGGTATAGCCAGTTGGATTTGGGTTGAAAGGCCTCCTACTATTCAAGTACTGCTGATCCTGATACATGTTGAAGCCTTGATTAAGGGCACCCGTCAAGGCATTGGCGCCGCCAATGTAGCCAGAAGCCCGGGCATTACCTGCGCCCATGTAAGCCTCACCAGCGCCTTGTGCATAGTTCCCAGCAGCATTGCCAAGCGTGTTAGCCGCAGTCTGGCTTGTCCCCATCAGTGACTGCAACGGCTGAAGCTGATTAGCTCGGTTGGTCTGGTACCGGTTAAAGGCATTCATGTACTCTTGAGAAGCCTCATCTTGGCCGAATCGCTGAGCACCTTTCATAGCCGCACCAGATATCAATCCGCCCCGGGCTGCTGCTTGCCTATCCAGCGCCTTCAAGCCTTCGCTAATGCGAAAGGCGTAACCAGGGTCTTGCTGGAAATCCTCCATGCTGAAGTCACGAGCGTACTTGCCAAACCCGGGCGCTTGCCTTTCGGCTTGATATGCTTGCTGCGCTGCCTGATCTTGGGCCATTGCCGCTTGGACTGCTGCGTTTAGGCCAGCTTCGTTTTCAACAGTAGGGGTAGAAACCCACCTTCTGGCTAAAACGGGGCCATTATCCCCGCCGCCTTCCGTATAATCTTCATAATACCCGCCGCTGGGCTTCATGTACTGAGAAGCCAAAGCATTACGAATCTCAGCCTCAGAACGCGCAGTTGGCGCCTGACCTTGCAGGCCAAGCATGTTTAGGTAGCGCTGTTGCGCGGTCAGACCGGCTTGGCGGAATGGTTCCTGCAAGGAGATCTGCTTCTCAAACATCTCCTTCTGGAGTTGTGCAGCACGATCCGCTGATGCGGCTTGCGCTGCTGCTGCATCGCTGGCTGCATCTGAACCAAAAATCCCACTAAGTAACGCTCCACCACCTGCAAGTGCTCCACCAATCCACGCCATATTAGCCTCCCTGCTTCAGTTTTTCTGCCAACGCCAAGACTTCTTCCTTGTCCATTGGCGCAATAATTACGTTATCAACCTCATGCTCATCAGCGCAATTCGTGGCATGGATGCAATACCAAACAACATCCGTCAACGATCTCACACCGTGATGCTTGCCTGCCTCAATTGTCAGGCAGGCAGGGGCGTGTAGTACAGAAGTTTTATCATCAACCATCAGTTCCACGGATCCGGTTGCCAGAATAGATAGATGGTCGTGCAGGTGCGCATGCTGCACCAGCCAACTCCCAGCAGGGATGCGTGTCTCTTTAGCGTATACGCCAGAACTGAAGTGGTGTTCGATCATGTAACTTCCCGACCACTCGCCCGAATGTTGATAGATGTCGCAGTCCCGGCAATGGTGGAGATGAATCCGCCAGGGTTAAGCACCTGCCCAACGATCTCCGGGAACGTATACACCTCGGCAGGTTGCAGCGTCTTGGTCTTGGTAATCAAGTTTTGATTGCCTGAAGTGTCGCCGCCTGTGACCAAGTTTACGCTGATTGTCGCTGCCGCCGCACTGTAGTTCGTGGCAGTGAACTTATCAATGATGGTTGTGACGTTGGTTGCGGTGTACTGCGTGGTTTGCGTAGCTTCAGCAATCTTGCCTGGGATCAGGACTTTTACGGTAACGGTCATGTTGTTCCTCTTTTAACGCAATGGGGCCACAGTCTGGGTGCGCAGGTACGCAACAATCGCAGCAATTACCGCACCAACCAAACCTTGTGCTTCTGGCGACATTGGAATTTGCACCAGAAAGCCTTGAGCAACCGACAACATCGCCAAGACTGCGGAAAACCACATCGTTTTTGATTTCAGCATTGTGCTGCCTTTTTAATAGTTTATGCCGCAACAACGGAATCGTCGGAAAATCTACGCCATGCGCCGGATGAATAATAGACAGGTACACCCGTTCCATTTCCTGCTGTTTGCCCTACTTTTCTGCCATTGGTCGCATATGCCATTTGAGAATCGCTTGCGGCAGGTAATGTTGCAACCGTATATAAACCCAATTGAGCAACCCCATCAACACCCAAGATGTTATCCACAGTCCAGATAAGCGCGTCAACGCTATCTCTTAGCACCATTTTGTATGAGCCTACGCCCAGCCAAACATTGGCCTCGCCACGCGAGTCCAGAATGATCGGGTTGGTGTTGGCAGATGTGCCGCTAGAGTCCGTATAGGTTGCCAGCGGAGAAGTCGTGCCAGCCGAGTAGGTGTACAGTTTGCCGCCAACCAACGGATTGCCGTTGGCATCGAAAAACTGCATCTTTGGGCTTGGAGTGAGTGAGGCCATTTATGTTTTCCCTTATGCGCTAATGTTGTCAGTCACTGTCAGAATGACAGACGGAATGGCTGGAACAGGTGCAACCGCTCCACTGCTTGTGATTTGAACTGATGTATCGTTTGTAGACCACATAAGCTCAAGATAATCATTCGCATTAAATTGGTATATGTAATTCCAAGATACGACCAACTCCCCATCGCTGCCTTTCAACCTTATTTGACCTGCTGAATCTGCAACATCTACCCCGTTTACTCGAAGCCATATAAAAATCAAATGGCTTCCGCCGCTTGTGTTGTCTAACTGCGCAGAAAATTGCACGTTGTACACGTTCTTTGTGTCAACGTAGATCCTGGATGACGGAGAGCCTCTTGTTACCCCATTGGATATGCCAACGGTATTAAACGTCATCGCATAGGCCGTATTTATTGCCGCTGCTGTTTGTATGGTGGTGTCGTAGAAAGACCCATAACGCAACCTAGGGACGTGCGGCGTTTGCGCAGGTGATAGGCTTAAGTCTTGGATCTGATTTTGTATTGCAGCAAGTTGTGACGACAAAGTATTGACTTGCGTTTGTAGTGCTGACGATTGCGATTCAGATTGAAGCAACGCATTTTCCAAATAGGAATTATTGGAAGTCAAAAGTTGCAAGTCAGAAATTGCTTGTTGGTTGCTTAAGCAATTTGCAGCTAACTGAGCCTGATTGTATGAGTCGTTCAGGTCTCCAAAGTCAACCTGTGCCTGCGGCGCCAACTGAAGATCAGTGAGCGTCACATCGTTTGATCCGCCTCCAGTCAAACGGAACAAGCTTAAAAAGAAACGATACCACTCACGCGACATCAACCCGCTTCGTTCGTCAATGAGAGAAACCCGAGGTGGGGGGATGTTGGTGATATCAAGCATTGGTGCCACTCACAAGCAGTTCTGCGCCCATGATAGATATCTTTACAGGATCTGTGCCAGAAATCTCGTAAACACGGTCACGCAGCTTCTGCGTCATGCCAAGACGCCTCCAAATAACACGCTTGTTAAACTCACCGATACGACCCATGCTGCGGTTATGGTAGTTGCCCCAAGTGTGGCCGCCGTCATCTGACCAACGAAGAGAGACCGTTGGATTGGCGCCGATTGTGATAACAGGATCAAGCAACAATAGGTCATCAGCCTCAGTCAACAGGTCAAGTTCTGATTCCGTCAGCAAAGGTTCAACTAAGATGTCGTCAAACGGGTCAATACCGTTAAGGCCAACGCCAGATTCACAATCAAGTTGCAACGAATGATGAGCAGTACGTTTCAGGTTGTTTTTGCCAGTGTCTAACGCTCGCCACGAGCGAAGCCACTTCTGAACAGCTCCGTCGTCCGAGTACACGTCCAAATCAAAGGCGTAGATCCGACCGTCTTCAAAATCGCCAACGATGACTTCATTGTTAAAGTTCATCTGGCAGTTTGACCGGTGCCTGATGAAGTTCCCAACAGAGAAGCCAGCACGCTCATGCCAAGCCTGAGTCGATGCGTCGTACACCCACGTTCTGTTGGCCGATGGAAATGTCAGCACATAAAAAGGGTGACCTTCTTGCTGGTACGTGTAGGCAACAGCATCCGAAATGGTGTCATAGCTTGCAATTGCGTACTCAATCGCATGAGTAGAAATGCGCTGGCCCGTGTAGCCGTTAGCCTTGTAAACAATCCCATTGCCGCGAGCGTCAGAGCCCAGCCAGAAGATGGAATTGTCCAACTTGGCAACAGATGCAACAGCGGCACAGCCAATCTCGTTGAACGCACCTTGAATGCGCTGCAAAGGGAAGTCCGTCAGCCCAGCGTCATACCAAACTTCAACTGAGTTAGAACCAAACAGCCAGACCTCTCGATGGTCAACAATCATTGACACCAAACCGTCGGGGGAGCCTTCTGCGCTGGCAAAGTCTAGCGGATCAACTGATGTTCCATCCAGCAAGCTAGTGACCCACACGCGCTGGCTATTTGGTTCAATGAACACGAAATAGCCGTCCAGATAGCCAACAACAGAAGCTCCAGGGAAATCCCCGTCCGTGATCTCCGCAAATACGTTTGTGGAAGCGTTGTAGATGTAGCTTGGCCCATTGCAGGCAATGAACAACTGGATGCCGTTGTCAGACATGCTGACAGGCCCAGTGCCTGACACGGTGCCAATAGCCGTGTACGTCCAATCTGTGGATAACTTATACACAATTTGTCCACTGACAACATAGGCGTACCCGCCAAAAGCCCACAATCCGCGAACTGGCCCAGTCCCAATCGTCGCAAGCCTACGCAATCCAGGCGCCCGCATGAAGAATGCAGGCTCCTTGCCCTCGTCAGGCACGATTTCTGGGAACATGTTGACAAGACGATTTGCCGCCTCGTTAACCGATCTGGCTACATATGCTTGGCCTAGGATGGGGGTTTTCATTGCTTAGTAATTGCCAGCGTACACATTGAACCGCTGCCGTGTCGCAACAATCGGATAAGGCAAGCTCATCAAATCGTCAGGATTGTTGATGCGTTTCAAGTTTCGTTTAGAAGTCATCGCGATACGATTGACCGTAGGCGAAGGCTCCACGCCGAATTCTGGTGCAATCTCGCACGCCAAGTTGTACTTGAATGCGCGAAGGTAGCCGGGTGGCAGGTACAAAGTCGTTGCCAGCGTCGCAGGCTGAACCAACTCATCCACCGAAATAAAGTGCCATTCCAAAGCCCGAGTTGGCTTAGGGTAGACCGTCACCTGGATATTTGGAAACTCCATGTTTACCCACATGACCTGTGGGTAAGTAGAGGTCACCGTCTTGACAGCAATGCCGTTGTATTGCTGCTGGTTGATCAACTTGATGCCAAATGACACGTTAGTGCCCGGGTCGCGGAAATACGTAGCATCGTCAATCAGAACCGGACGATTGCCAACGAAGTCACCCGTTGGGCCGAGATAACGCTGGATTTCACCCGCAGGCCAAGTAAAGACTTGATCTTGAGTGCTGTAGATCATCAGGCGTTCCGTGCTCCAAGAATCAATCATCTGATTCATGGCAGCAAGCGCGTCAACAATCCTGACGATTTGATGAGCTTGCCGTATCCGATTGTTGCGACACGAAACAGGTACAACATTTACGCCGGGAATTATTAATGTTGACTAAATGGGTGCAAGCCGTGTTTGGCGGACAAGTACGCTGCATGAGCGTCATCAGGGGAGTCAAACAACCCAAGGCGAATTGTTTTGTAGTTCAATTTAATTTCAGCTTTCCATTTGTTATTTTCCTTGCTTACACCTGTATAACCAGTTTTGTTGTCACGACGCTTTCTGTTTTGCGCATTTTCAGCATTTGTTGCCTCTCTAAGATTGCACAACCGATTATCAGCGCGATCTTTATTAATGTGGTCAAGTTGATTCGCAGGCCAGTGACCATAAACGTACAACCATGCCAGCCGATGTGCGGTGTACAAAATGTTGTCTATACGAATACAAATGTAACCATTTTTCATTTTGCATCCAGTAGTTGCACCATGGCGACAACGCCTCCGCGGCTTGTTCCATGTAAAAATGCCTGTGTCAATGTCATAATTGACCAATTCGCAAAGCCTAGCTTGCGTAAGATTTTCAGTTATCATGGCTTTAATTATATTAAGCAAGCCGGGTATTGTCAAGCATGAAAACCCCCATCCTAGGCCAAGCATATGTAGCCAGATCCGTTAACGAGGCGGCAAATCGTCTCGTCAACATGTTCCCCGAGATCGTGCCTGACGGGGGTAAGGAACCTGCATTCTTCATGCGGGCGCCTGGGTTGCGTAGGCTTGCAACGATTGGGACTGGGCCCGTCAGGGGGCTGTGGACTTTCGG